CTTTTTAACAATACAATATAGCCCATCAGAGTAATCTATGCCCGGAACTGCAACGTTAGTAATCAAAGATGAAGTCAATGTCAAGATCGAAGGTCTTGAACTTGACGCCCGTAGAGCTTGTATGAAGAAGTTTGAGTTTGAAGTTCCGGGTGCTAGATACATGCCAAGCGTCAGGCTTGGTAGATGGAATGGTAAGGTAAGTTATTTTTCCCTAGCAGGGTCTACGTACATCAACCTGCTAGGGGATATCTTACCCATTCTAGAAAGTATGAATTATGATATCGAACTAGACGATCAGCGGGACTATTCGGTATCGTTCAACTTCAATAGAGTTGAGACTGATTCTTATTCACATATCGTGTGGCCCAAAGGACACACGCAAGAGGGGCAGCCAATAGTCCTCAGAGACTATCAGACAGAAGTAGTCAATCAGTTCTTAGAGAACCCTCAATCGATTCAAGAAGTCGCTACAGGGGCTGGAAAGACGATTGTGACGGCTGTTCTAAGTCACAGTGTAGAACCATATGGAAGATCGATTGTGATCGTCCCTAACAAGTCTCTAGTTACCCAGACTGAAGTAGACTACAGAAATATGGGCTTAGATGTAGGGGTCTATTTCGGTGATCGCAAAGAGTTCAACAAGACCCATACTATCTGCACGTGGCAGTCTCTTAATATCATGCTCAAGAACACTAAAGCGGGTACAGCAGACTGCACGATCCAAGAGTTCATCGAAGACGTTGTGTGCGTCATCGTTGACGAAGTACACATGGCTAAAGCAGATGCGCTCAAGCAACTGCTTACAGGGGTCATGTCACGTGTTCCTATCAGATGGGGACTGACAGGTACTATTCCAAAAGCAGAGTATGAGCGAGTAGCACTACAAGTAAGTCTAGGTAGTGTGATCAACAAACTATCAGCGAGTGAGTTACAAGACAAAGGAGTGTTAGCCAGCTGTCACGTAAACATTGTGCAGTTACAAGACGGGCAAGAGTTTACTAATTATCAGGCTGAACTAAAACACTTGCTCACTGATCAAAAACGTTTAGACAAGATGTGCAGTTTGATCGATACGATCAAAGAAACAGGGAATACACTTGTCTTGGTAGACAGGATCAATGCAGGACAAGAGATAGTTAGTAGACTCTCTGATGCTGTCTTTATTTCAGGGAGTACTAAAGTAAATGAACGTAAAGAAGAATATGACGAAGTTGCGACAGCAACTAACAAAGTTCTTGTTGCCACTTATGGCGTGGCCGCTGTTGGTATCAATATTCCTAGGATTTTTAATCTTGTACTTATTGAGCCAGGTAAGTCTTTTGTTCGTGTCATTCAGTCTATCGGTCGTGGCATTCGTAAAGCAGAAGACAAAGACTTTGTTCAAATCTGGGACATCACTAGTTCATGCAGATTCGCAAAAAGACATTTGACACAGCGCAAAGCATTTTATAAAGAAGCAAACTATCCATTCGTGATAGAAAAATTAGATTATTAGGTAACCTAATTTGTTGCATAAAAGTCAAGGAGAGTATATAATAACATTATGAGAATATTAACACTAGACAACATTCACTATAACCTAGAAACGTTACCAGAAGAAATCGATGACCTTAGATTCGCTATCTTAGATAATTCTAATCCATCGTATGTAGATTACTACTACATTCCTCTGATCTTTTTAGAATCATTTAGTGCACCGGCAGTAGTATTAAAGATAGGTAACAAAACAATCAAGATGCCGGTAGACTGGCAAGTGTTGATTGGAGATGAAGATGGGGGAGATTTAGAAACTTTGCCTTTGTCGAGTTTAAATGATAGGGGGTTTTCGGTTTTTTCATTCAACCCATTAACATCGTTTGCTCCATCGTTCTTACCTATTGAGATTATCGATATCTATTCAGATGTAACTTGGTATGCGCCTCGACTGCGTAACGGTCAATTCTTAAGCGTACCAATCGATGATGGCCCTGAGCCAAGATGTGTTTATTTTGTGAAAGAGATTAGTAGAAACTGTGAGATAGTAGATTACGGACAGGTGTTCTAATGGCAGGGAAAGGCTCTGCGCCTCGTAAAGGTGCAAATCAAAAAGCATATGAAGATAACTGGGGAAAGATATTCGGTAAGAATAAACCTAGCCACGATGCTATAGAAGTTATAATGACTACTCCACAAGAATATAAAGATGGCGAAAAGAAAAACAAAGACACCAAGTGATGAAAAACTACAAGGGCAAGACTTCAACTTGTTTGAAGCCATTGCCGCTATCGATAACAAAGACTATGGTTATTATGATAGACTGACTCCTGAGCAACAAAAGAAGTTTGTTCCATTCATGATGGTGCATTGGATCAGCGTTGTCAAAGGCAAGCGTGAAGTGTCGCAGTATTACCTACAGAGCGTAGACTATCATGCAAACAAGCATATGTTCAACGAGAATGTATATAAGCATCCTAAACTTCAATGGTTGATGCTATGTGCGGCTAGTCCTGGTATTGGTAAGCAATATCATCAATGGATCCCGCACATCTCACAGAGCGTGAGTAAATTGAAGTCAAAGCCAAGCGTTAAAGATATCAAGGAATACTTCAAGAAAGTATATCCTAAAACATCTGACAGCGACTTAAAAGAAATCGCTACTGCATTTTGTGATCAACACAAACGCAAGATGTATCTAGCAGACAAGTTTCCAGATTTAAAATTTGACGAGTTGGAGTTATTAAGTGACCTTGTTACAGATCAAGACATCGAACAATATGAAAAAGACTCAGGCAACTAAGCCAGAGTTTGGCTGCGATTTTTGTGGCAGATCGTTTATTCGTGAGACCACTATGGACAAACATCTGTGTGAAAACAAACGCAGATGGGGCGACAAAGATTTAAAAGGTAATCGTATCGGCTTCAATGCTTGGTTAAACTTTTATCTTAAGAACACAGCAACAAAGAAACAAAAAACATATCTGGACTTTATCAAAAGTGCATACTATCTTGCGTTCGTCCGTTTTGGTCATTATTGTGTTAATGCTAGAGTGATCAACGTAGATCGATATGCAGATTGGTTGCTAAAGAATCAGATAGTAATCGACAAGTGGACTAGTGATACTAACTACACAAAGTTTATCATCGAATACTTGAGGCAAGAAGATCCTCTTGATGCTGTTGCACGTAGCATTGAGACTATGATAAAGATTGCTAAAGATGAAAAGATTCCAAGCAAAGACTGTTTACGATATGGTCCTAGAAATCGTATCTGTTATGAAGTTACAGCAGGTAGGATCTCGCCTTGGGTCTTGTATCAAAGTGAATCAGGTCTGGAATTTCTAGGATCGTTACAAGAGCTACAGCAAAAGATGGTTTTAGAATATATAGACCCTGAAAAGTGGGCTATCAAGTTTAGGCGTGATGTTGATATCATTCCTGAAGTAAAGGAACTACTAAAGCAAGCTGGATACTAATCATGGATTTAGAGATATCAGGAAGAGTAAAGTTTAAAAAACTAGACGGTAGAAATACAGGTCATGGTGTGTTTAAATACTATGCAAGAGTATTTACTGATTATGACTATCGTAGATTTACGCCAGCGCATAGAATAAATTATGAAGTAAAAAAAACAATGAACTTTATTATCTTACGTAAATGGGCCTGGGATACTTGGGGACCGTCGTGTGAGTTTAGAGAGTACATGCATCTATGGCATGCAAAAGAGCAAAACTGGTATAACAATACTATGACGGGAAAGATAGATGAAAAGATCAAAGAGTTCCCGATAAATGCTCACTGGTGTTTTGAGAACGATTCTAATAAAGAGTCTAGGATCTATCTCAGAGGAGATGAAGAAAAAATGTGGTTTGAGATGAGATGGCTGTAAAGAAACCTCTATACTGTGCATTGGCATTTGGTTCTGTTTCTATCGACGGAGCAGGGTATAAGCCCTGTTGTAACTTTCAAGGCACAGGCGAAGTTTCATCACGTCCGAAATATCTTAACGATCCGCAGTTAATAAAAGTAAGAGAGATATTAAAGAATGGTTCTTGGCCTATAGGATGTAAAAACTGTAAAGAAGTTGAAGATGCTGGTTCAGACTCTATGCGTACTATCTGGAACAAAGAGCTGGGTGACGATCTACCAATGGATACGGTGTTAGATCCAGCCAATGTAAGATACTTAGACTTAACTTTTAGCAATAAGTGTAATTCAAAATGCATGACTTGCTCCTCTACTCTTTCTAGTTTATGGGGTGAAGAATACAATCATATCTGGAAAAATAATCCTACGTTCATGGGCGATATATCAAGTTCTTTGTCTAAGAACAACAACTATATCTCTGTATATATTGACGACAGCAACGTAGATCATATTATCGAAACTTATCCTAACGTTACAAGAATAGCTTTCGTAGGAGGTGAACCAACAATACATGAAGAAGGTTTGCGATTCTGCGAAGAACTGATCAAGTTAGATAGAGCAAAGAACATATCTATAAGTTATGTTACTAATCTAACAATTTTGGATGATAGACTATTAGATATTTGGTCTAAATTTAAATCTGTGCATATTAGCGTAAGTATCGATGGTTATGGCAAAGTAAATGAATACATCCGCTATCCTATCAAATGGAAAAAAGTAGAAGAACATGTAAGAACCATGTTCGAATACACAACACGTAATCCTGGTAAATATACCATATCACTAAGCCATACTGTTAGCTTATTGAATATCAACGAATCACCTAAATTATTGGAATGGTGGTGGGATTTAACACAAGAGTTTAACCGTATTAGTTCTGACCTTTATCAGTTTTACAGTTTGTTCTTAAACAAAGTGTGGTGGCCAGAACATCTTAAAACTAATTTATTGTCTCAAGAATTTAGACAACAGGGATTGGATAGCTTAAACTCGTTAATAGAAAAAATAAAAAGTACTGCTACTGACCTTGATAATGATCATGGTTTTACAGCCTCTTGTCTAGACCAATTAAATATTTTAAGGACTTGGATGCGAGAGTCCCAAGTAAAAAACGGAATGACACTAAAACGCTGTTTATATTTTATAGACAGTTCGGATCAATTTAGAAATAGAACGATAAATGATTACTTACCTGACGTATACAAAGAGTTAACAAGCATGAAAACAAACGAATCATTAACTTATGAGGGTAAAGGGTATGATCAAGTAATGGATATCATACCCACACACCTAATCGACAGCATCAACAGCAAAAAAGATATGCTCTATCCTGTTAGGGCATCTACGCATAAAAAGAAATATGCTGAGGGCGATGAGTGTAAAAACTTATTCGGTATTGCTGTATGGTGGTCACAGTTGGTTGATGAGTGGCACGAAGTGCAAGAAATTCATGAAATTATTTTTCCCGAAATCAAGAAACATATGGATCGGGCACAGTTCTATGCTAGTGATATCGTCACTATTAATGGGCCGTCACGCTGGGTAAGTCCACATGTAGATACCCCGCATAGATTTCCAAAATATAATCATATGAACGATAATCTGAATCATGAAGTTCTTGGTATACAGGTTATCATTCCCTTAGAACACTTAGATAAAGACACAGGAGCAACGGGTCTTGTGCCGGACAGTCATAAAAAAGATTGGACTATTCAAGATTGTTATACCGGGGTATATGATAACTATTTTAAAGAAAATGCGATACAGTTAGATATGCCGATAGGTTCTATTTTGATGTACAACACCCGTTTGTTACATTCAACGATGCCATTAAAATTGCCCAAAAAACGGTCTATACTATTGATTAATTACCTAAGATCAGATATAATTGATAATGTAAAAAAATTAGACAATGTTTGGACAAGTAATGGCAAATGATGTAATGATAGACTTAGAAACACTACACACAAATCCTGATTGTGTAGTGCTTACTATTGGTGCTGTTAGATTTGACCCTTATGGTACAGGTGTTGCAGAGAAACTAGAATTACGTCCAACTATCGAAGATCAGACTGAAGTTTATAACCGAAGCATCAGTGATGATACTATCCGTTGGTGGGGTGAGCAAAGCATCGCGGCGCAAGAAGAAGCGTTTGGTGAAGAAAACAGGATTCCATTCGCTGAGTGCATGGAGACTCTTTACAAGTTTTGTTGGAATCGCAGA